AGTATGAAGCAGAATGAGTAAGGAAATAAGGGAAGTCCTCTGGTAGAGTAGCTCCACCTGTGCGATAGTTAAGTTCTTTTCCCTTACCAAACGTCATAGTATAATTAAAAAATAGATATGTCTCACTCGTTCCCAACGCAGGCGTGGAACTAACTGATGTGCCTGCCCATTCAGCAGTCATAATTCTTTTAAGCTGTTTCTTGACTACAAAAGCATCCCTATTAATAGGTGTATTATAATCGGCTACTGAGCCGAGATACGGTGCGGAAGGCTCTAAGATAGTATTATAATTGGCAGTAACAAGACCGGTGGTTAGCAGTTCTGCATTCTCTATGTTACGCTGTCGCATAATCATATTACGTAACAAAATACGGCAATTAAGAGAATTGCCTACTGGAAATTGAATGCGGTAATAACCTCGCATAACAATTTTCTTTAAAGTAATCTTGTTACCTATGCGTTGATTTTCATCTACTCCCTGAGAAATACCTGACATAATACCAAGGAAGTTGGTCGGACGAGTTGCAGCAGTAATAGCATCACGGACATCCGTGATAGTATAAGACAAGGGGACCCCTGTCTTTAACTCTCTTTGCTTACTGAACACCGACAACACTCGCTTTGCAAACGACATCTTAGGTCTCTTACGACCTCTACGAACAATCTTGCGATTTTTACGAAAACCCTTTGCCATCGTATATACATAGCTGAGATAATATATTATTCCTAAATATTTTATTATCTATCAATTACTTCTAAATCAATTTCACCAAGCATTGTGAAACAAGTTACCTTTGTAATACGACGGGTGAGCTGATATAGTTCTTCTTCTCTACAATGCATCCAAGTATCCTGCGGTGACTTGGGCGTTGTAATTATTATTGTCTTTGCCCTTAACTGTCTGGAACCACCTTTACATTCAACACGACAGCCATACCTGTCTAAAATCTTCAACAAGGTGCTAAACGGACAAAACTCTGGGCGATAATCGTCTATGATTACTTCCTCGTGAGCGTCGTAACCTTCCCACCATTTGTTACTTTCCATACATACATAAGGGTCCTTACACATTTCATACGCCTTCTTGGTTTTACCTGTGCCGCTTTTTCCATAGAACCAATAAACTTTCGTTTCCCAATTGCGTGGTGGCTCAAAATATTTGAGTTGGATTTCTGCCATTCTTATGGATTGAAATGATGTAGCCGTAGTAACTATATCTCTCATAGTGCAATTACCTTTCTGTATTTTTTCTAAAACATTATTAATATCCGTCCGTTTTCCTTGCTTGGGTCTTTCACCAAATTCTTTAAACACTGCGTTCAGAGGTTTATACTTACCAGTCTTCTTGCACGTATAATCACCCTTACAGTAACTGATTGCTTGATCAATTGTACCAAGCTGTTCCTCAATATGTCGTCCCTCCATCACCTTTGCGGCAGCTCTGTTGGTCTTAGCATCTTTAAAATAGATGTAACCTTGCCAGTGATCACGTCCTGTATCAGGACACACTTCCTCGCCCCAACACAAATAACTGTAAGGCAAACCCAGCAGAAAACTCTCGTCACGAGCATAATCGGTAAATGGAAATCCTCTTGTACGTGACATTCCTAAATTATATATATATACGTATTTATATTATTTTACACAGAAGTAATTACACATAAGTTCAGGGGTAATACTAGCCCTGAACTAAATGTAAAACATTGGGGTTTCTTATTGGGGTGTTCTTACGAACAACAGTTTAGTCGTCATCCTCGCCAGCGAGGATAGACGCCAAAACTCTTGTCCGACAAACACGTTCGGGACAAGCACAGCGAAGCCGTGCTCCCCTCACTGTAAGATACCCCCCGTTGGGGGGTATCAACATTCTCCTAAAATATTATTATTAGGTTAATTATCGTAAAAATATGGAACCATAGTGCAATTGAAACCAACTGCACCTGTGTCCAATGGAATGTTTGAACCCAAGTATGAAGCAGAATGAGTAAGGAAATAAGGGAAGTCCTCTGGTAGAGTAGCTCC